GAAGCGAACAACATCCTCAATGCCAACTAGCTCAGACTCCCGAGTAGGAATCTCAAAGCGAAACGCATCACTCTCATCCGGGAAAACCTCGTCATCAAAGTACGCGCCCGTCTCTTCAAAAACCTCCTGATCACTCTTCGTGCGCCGCGCTGCGCGGGCCTCGCTAAACTTGCTGGGACCGTCCTTCGCCATGCGACCGCCCATGATCCCAAGAACCGTAGAGCCGTCGTCCGCGACACGCGCAATACTAGCCGCAGTTCCGAGAGCCGTGGTCGCCGGTAAAAGCAACGGGTCAAACGTACTGGTCTCCCCCGTCTCCGGGTCATACGCATAATCCGCGCCCTGCAACAAAGCAAACGCACCCTGCGCCTGCTCCTCCGGTATAGATGCAATGCCCTCGCCAATAGCCGACGCAGCCTCGCCGGGGTCATCCTTCAAGAAACCAACGAAATCAAGAATGCCCTGTATCGCAGCAGGAGTCCCTAACCGGGGCTCGCCGTACTCGCCCGGGATAACCTTATCCACGTACCGCCGACCCATGTCCTCGTAATACTGAACCTCGGGCTCGCGTATGACATCGCGCTCAATCGGAGTAAGAGAACTCGCCAGAGCTTCCAAGCCCCCAAGAATAGGGACTCCTTCAAAAGACCGCTCTTCTGGCAAACTTCCACGATATACCGGGCGTTCTTCCGCCATCAGTAATATGCCCTAACTTGCATTCCCGTATCCTCATCGTCCCAATCGTCGGTCGGCAACTGTACAAAGTTGCCCTGCCGATAACGCATCAAAGCCTGCGTCATGCTATCGACCAAGTCGTCATGCTCCCCGTTAGGGAATGCCGCCACCTCCTCAATCATCTCATCGGCGAAGGTGGTGTCGGGGGCCCAAACCATGCCCGCCTCAAACAACGGCGATACAGAATGAACTCGCGTAACCTTATCATTACCCTTACTGGGGGTAAAGTTAACAACCGGAATCCCCATGTTTCGTAATTCATGGGTCAAAGGCATACCAGAAGCCTTGGCTTCCACGATGACGGTGTCGGGGTCCCAATACTTATACTGCTCCAAAGCCGTCTGTTTGAGCTCAGGAAAATCCCACCGCCCCTTGGTGCTGTCCAAAAGTATGAGCCCCGGAGGGCCCCCAATCTCTTCTGGCCTGAAAACACCCCAAGTCGTGATCGCCGAGTAGTCAGCAGTTTCGCGTTTCGAGAACGCCGTATCATAGCTCTGAATCACATACTCCAGATTCGGGATGTTGTCCTTCTCCCACTTCTGCCACCACTGACGAGGAATGATCGCGTTCTCCTCGCCTGTCGGGTTCTGCTGATACTGCGCGTTCCACTTACTCGGGGGTATAGATGCGCGGACCGCGGTCAAATCTTCAAGAGACCAGAACTCCGGCCAACAGGGCTCGCCGTCATCAAAAATGGCTGGGAGCTCGACAACCTCCCACTGATCAGCTAGCGGATCTTTAGCCATCGCACGGAGCAACTGCCCTGTCATGTCCTTCTCGGACCACCGGGTCTGGACCAGAACTATACTGCCACCCGGCTGGAGACGCTGCCGGGGGCCCCCGGTGTACCAATCCCACGCATCGTCAAAACCGTTGGCCGACATGGCCGTCTGCTCCGAGTGCGGGTCATCGATAATCACCAAGTCGCCACCACGCCCGGCAAGGTTGGATCCCACTCCCACAGCGTAGTACATCCCGCCAGAAGCAGTGTCCCAACGACCAGAAGCTTTACTGTCAGCAGCCAACTTAACATCTGGAAACACCTCCTTGTACTCGTCGCTGTCGATCAGGTTCTTAGTCTTGCGTCCAAAGTTAACCGCAAGTTCCGTCGTGTGAGTAGCCTGAATGATCTTCATCTTTGGGTTTTTGCCCATCATCCATGCCGGAAACAAGAAGCTAGCGAACTCAGACTTCGTATGCCTCGGGGCCATGTTGATGATCAGGCGCTTGAGATCGCCGCTTGCTACACGTTCAAGCTTTTCAGAGATTATGTGGTGGTGCCTGCCAGCTATGAACTCCGGCCACATAGATTTTACAAACGGAAGAAACTCGTCCTGACAAGCTTCTCTTTTCTCGATCTGGGCGAGTCGCAGGCGAAGCTTTAACTCCTGATCAGATACATCCATCGGGGGACCCTAAAGTGCACAAACAGTATGCAAGAATATGCCCTTTTATTTGACAGTGAACAAGCCTTGAGCATTTGCCTAATAATTAGGCAATGTTTCACGTGAAACAGTCATATCGTTTTTCACAGGATTATTTGTCAGAAACATGGCCCTTGCAACCGGCTGGGCGCGTGTAGGCCCGGCGGATCGCGGGCGCGGATCCGATGATCGAGGGCCACAGATCTGACCCGATAGGCCGGGGCCCCTGCCCGATCTGGCGATCTGTGCGCCGGATTTCGTTCAGCAGCGGGCGCGGATCGCGCAACCCGGTCCAAGTTTTTTTTGGCAAAACTGGCGGTTTTCCGCCAATTCGCGATTTTTTGCTGAAAATTCGCTCCAGATTTCGCCACCGGGTTCTGCGGTTTTTTGGCGATTTTGGGCAAAAACCATAAAAATGGGCGAAAAAATCCGGCCTGCGGTCGAGCTGGTGATCGGTTGCCGGGCTCGAGGCCAGTGAGCTGCTCGAGGATCGAGGCCTGTGCGCCGGATTTCGTTCCGCAGCGGGCGCGGTTCGAGCTGCACGGGCACGGGTCCGGCCCGCTGCTGACGCGATTTCGCCGCACAAAAGGCCGTCTCTCGTCGATCTCGTGCCCGGTTGCCGTGTCCTAGTGCCTCGAGCTCGGCGAGATTTGCCCGTTTTCCGGGGGTTTCGGGCCGTTTTGCCCGGTTTTACGATCCGGCTGCACGGCACTCGGTAGGTTTCAGATGTCCCCCGGGACACGGGCCGGGGCCGGATTCACTGTTTTATTGGTCAAGAAAAAACCCGCCCGGAGCAATCCGGGCGGGCTGGGGTTGGTTCGGCTGCTGAGCCGGTTAGATGTCGATCGAGATTGACGCGCCGGAAATCACGTCTTTGACGATTTCCTCGACAGCGGCGTGCCGGTCGTCGTCGCTCTCGATGTCGCCTAACCGCTCGCTGAGCCGCTCGTCGATCATGTCGTCGATGGCGCACCGGTGGTCGTCGATGTCGAAATCCTGCATGGCCGTGTCGACCAAATCCTCGAGGAATGAACGCGAGGAATATTCGATCTTCGACTCGATCAGCGCCTCGATAGGATCGCCGAGAATGACCATCAGGGCATCAGCAAGCTTTTCCTGCTGCCGCCGGTAGTCGGTGATGACTGCGGCATTGCTGGCGCGGGCGCGATCATTCTCGTCCCGCTGCTCGCGCAATTCTTTTGCCAGCATACGCAACCGGCCCAGATCGGCCTTTTCGAGCTCTTCGTCGGAAAAGCGGTCGAGGATCAAATTTTCTGCGGTGTTTGTCATGGTTTTCGTTCCCTATTCGCAAAGTATCATTTGATACTTTTTCACGTAGTTTTTTTATATGGGATTTTTGCCAGTGTGAAAAGCATAAAAAAAGGCCCGCCGGGTGGCGGGCCAATGGTTCGGCTGCGGGCCGGTGTTTAGGCCGTGACCTTGTCAAGGATCGCGCCCGCCTTCTTCTCAAGCTCGATGCGGTCGTCTTGGTGCGGAATATCCCGCGCCAGTGCGGTGATGCCCTGCGCGGCGTCCCATATGCTGGCAATGGGCCTGCCCTCTTCCTTCACGTGCCGAGCGGCTGCGGCGCGGCTGCGGGCCTTGCTGAGCCCGGCCCGCTTATGCAAAAACTCGAGGGCCTCGTTTTCGTCGTCGGCAATCTTTGCCGCCTGTGCGGCCTTCACGCCTTCCATGAAATCAAAAGTTGAACCATGCGCGAATGATTGCAAAGCCGGGGCGGCTTCCATGGCGAAACGATCCGGCGCGAATTTTGTGTGACGAATCTTGATCTCCTGAAAATTCTCGACGCCCCAAAGGTTGCGGTTCATACAAACGCCCCGCAGATACATGGCCGCAATACCTGCGGTTTTGCTGCCGGTCTCGCTGTTCCATGCGTAAAAGCCCCGGAAAACCAGATCGGGGTCGCCGTTCTCAAGCTTGCCGATCTCGATCGGGCGGGTATCGTCGACCAAGAAAACAAACATGTCCCGGTCACTGGCGAACAAGGTGGTCGTTTCTTTTGTCACTGGCACGAACGGGTCATAAATTGCCCGGCCATTTTCTGCGCCGGTCATCATGCCGGGATTTTTAAAACCCTGATCGACGGCCACACGGCGGATGGTTTTCGCCATTTCATAGTCGAAAATCCGGCCATAGTCCGGGCCGGTGGTGGCCCTGAGCTCGCCGCCCTCGGTGCCGTGCCCGTATGCTTTCACAAGGTCACGGCTGCGGTTATAGCGCAACCCCCATTGCATAGCGTCGGCGGCAATGGGTGCGGGAAGGTCTCGCAGATATCCGGCAGGCGCTCCGGCCAGATTAGCAAGCTGATTGAATGACCAATTGGTCGGCTTGTTCAAATGCTCGCGCCCGTCCTCGTCGGTGTATTCAATCAGGATATCACCCCGGGTCGGGTTCGCTTCGTCGAGCTCGCCAATAATTTGCATCTTATGGGTGTTGACGATTTTGCTGTTCATCTGGCGGGCGTCGGCCTTTTTAAAGTCGATCAGATCGTCGAGGCTTAAAAACCGCTCATCCTCCGGACGGTTCCACCAGTTAGACGAAACAGTGCTGTTTCCGATCCCGTGGCGCAGGGCGTCGGTTTGATATGCGCCGGTTACTGGCGCGGCGGTGTTGTTTTCGATGATGTTTTGCATTGGTTATGCTCCCGTTAAAATGCGGCCCGGCTTGGGCCGTATAGGTGTTGTCTCATAATATCGCAGTCCGGGCAAGTTAATTTTCCCAAAAAATAAGCCCGCCGGGTGGCGGGCCTATAGAGGGGGATCGGCTGCGGTTTCAAAACTCCCGCAATATGGGGTCGGTTCTGGCGTATCGGTTCAATGCCTCGATCAGTCCGGGTTCGAGCTCTCGCAAAAGAGCTAGATTGTTTTCGTCCATTCTCGAAACCGAATCATGCAGGCCGTCTATCGCCCGAGCCAGTGACTCGGCCCGGGTGTCGGCCATGCCATGGCCGATCAGTTTTTCAGAATATTTAAGCATGGTTTTTTGCTCCCTTATCAAGGCCGATATCCCCGGCCACGTGGTGACGAATAATCCGGCCCGGGGGCAAGGTCTTAACAAATGCCCGCAGGCGGTCGGCGTCGGTCTCGGCCTGCTGCTGGCTCGCGGTTGCGTTCCAGTGTAAAGCCGTATTACCGCCCGCCGCATAGCATCCGCCATATTCATCTGTGGCGGCTTTTTTCTTGTTAACGCCATGCGCTGAAAACCCGATAATGAAATCACGGTTTAGGCGAGCGCAAAGCGGACCATCCTTCCCGCCGCAATCAGCGCAACCGCCGACTGCGCCATATTCTTCCGGGCACCGGACAATCCGGGTGCCGCCGATGCGCCGATATTTATTCAGCCCGGCGACTCCGAGCTCGTACTCATACACCGGAGCAGATATCCAATATTCAGGCTTTACGACGGTAACGGTCGGGGCGCACTCATTCGCCAGCACGGCCTCGTCCGGATTGGCGGCACTATAATTGATCACAGTTTTTTCCGAGCTCAATTTGTGGGACCAGAAAAGCGGGTGAAAATGCGAATAGGTGAACGAAAAGCCGCGCCGGGGTTTTGCGTCCAGTACGGCCTCGAGGTAGTCAAAATCGATTTGTCCCTCGCCGCACCCGGTGCCGCTCGGGTTCAGTTCACAGGATGCCGGGCAAGTTCCAAATTTTTCCGAGCTCCCGGCCCGGTATGTAACGGCGCACCCGGCGGTCTTTTTCGCGGTGCTCATGGCGGTAGTTTTCAGCATCGTTATTGCTCCCGTAATAGATGCGATTTAACCCATACATAAAGCAAAGAAAAAGGCCCGTCAATATAACGGGCCTCTTTTTATTTCCGGCGCTTGGTTTTCAACCGACGATCTTTCGGAATGTATTTCTGGCTTGTTTGGTTCCCCGAATATTTGTCGAAGTCGTCACCATAAAGAAGCTTACCGATCAGGCGGAACAAAAACATCAGGTGATCACCCATTTTTCGCGAACATCACCAACGACCCGGACGATTTTTTGCATCCGCTCGATTTTGTCGAAGTCGCTGTCCTCGCTTATGTGCGGAACTGTATCCGGATTGTGGTGTGGATCGTCCGGGTGATTGTGAATTTTTAATGGCGACAAAACACCCGTAGCACAAAACTTGCCCTTCCCTTGGACGTTTTGATCGAACACTTCAAACATATGGATCATATCCGCCAGCGCCTTGATGGTGTTGCCAAGCCTCATTTGATCCCCGGCATATAGAACTTGCTTAGTCATCGCAATCTCCCGTGTTGCAGTTGTCTCCCTGATATATGGGATTATTGCGGACAAATCAAGTCAAATATTGTGTCCCAGTGAAAAGGCTGTTGACAACGGAACAGGGGCTCAACCTTCTCGATGCCGTCCATCTTTAGATCGACCGCTGCCGCTGCCGGATACAAAAGGCATTCGGACGGCTCGGTGGCCTTGGTCTGTCGCTTAATCAGAATCCAGCAACTAGAGTGCTGGTGCCGGGATAGCCACGCCACTTGTGACGGACGGAGTGTTACCGCGTTGCCGGTGATATACTTGAGCTCGACCAGATGAAAGTCCCCGGCCTCGTCACATATCATCAGGTCAGGAATCCCAGCCCCGATGTAGTTCTCAATCCTCGTCAAAAGCAGCTTCCGTTTCGACCGCTGCGCTGCTTCCTTCACTTGCTTGTAAAAGCCTGCCTCTCGCTTTGTCGCGATTGGAGGTATTTTCATCTTCGGGGGTGATATCGATTGTGACCGGGGCATAGCTGTTTTTAATCTCCTCAAGGGCTTTCAAAACCTCGTCCTTGCTCATGCTGTCAATCGAGCCATGGCGAATCTCAGATTTGCTTACGTAGATGTCCCCTTGTGCTTGACCTCGCCGATACTCCGCTTGAACAGCAGCAGAGTAAGCGCCGTTCTGCAAAGCGGTGTCCCGGATAAGCTGAAGGTCACGCAGATGCCGTTGATAAGTTACGCCGTACTTCTCGTCGAGCTCGCGGCGGTAAGCTTGGATCGCTGCCACCACGTGCGGAGAAATGTGCGGGTTAGTCAGCTCATACGCCCGGGTGTGGGCAGAGCCGACAGAATAGCCAGCGTTGATCGCCGCTTCTCTCAGAGTTATCTGACCGTCCTTGCTGACCAGCTCTTTGACAAAGAGCTCCTGCTTTCGGGTCAGAGCGGATTGTGCTGTCACCGGGGGACGGCCCCGGGTCTCCATGGGTTTGCCGGTGAGCTTCGACGCTCTCTTTCTTGCCGCCATCGTTTCCTCAGTTAAAAAGGTCAACTCCCATCCTTTTTACAGCGGTTACTTATATAGAGCAAAAAATATTTTTTTTGAAAAACCCGCGAACCCCCCATTAAGGTCATTTTCTTCCGTAACACCTCTGATTTAATGGTGTATACAGAAGTGTTACGGTTTTGATCTTCTGTAATCGTTGCTGACTAAGGGTTACAGAAAAACGTAACACCTGTAACACCTGTAACACCATATTTTTTGTGTTTTTTATTTTTTCTAATTTTCTCCCTATATATGTATACCGTTACGAAAAGGGGCCCCGCCGAAGCGGAGCCCAAGGTCCATGAGCCGCGGTCAGTCGTCCGCGTATGATGCGGTGAAGCCCAAATTTCGGGTTTTGCCTTTAAAGACAAACTCTTCTTCGACTTTGTCGAAAGTGCTGTTTTTAAGAACAACCCTGAAATATTGGGTAGCGGAATACATTTTACCCATTCGATGGGCGTATTCCACGGCGCGGACGTAACCTAGATCGAAAGTGTTATCGAGGCCCATTCTAGTGAAGAGGGGCTCTCCATTACACTCTTCCATCAGGATCGAGGTGAAGGACATGCAGTCCCCCCACTCATATTCCTTGTCGGCGGTTTCGAGCAGCTTGCTCTCGACGACCCAGACAGATGCGGCGTTGGTGTCAGTCATACTGACCTCCCGTAGTTGTTGACGGTTTCAAATAGCGTGGGCGCTTTTGCGCTCTTCTTATCTTTCTATTTTAAATCAATGGGTTAAAAGAGATATCCCATATGCGACTTATCTTATACCGTATGCGACAATATGCGTCAATAATTTGACACTTTAGTCGTTCTCGTCTCGCAGCCGCGCCTTCAACATCAGGGATTGCGCTTCGTGCAGCTTGCTGATTGCTTCGTCGAGGAAGGGCTTGCCTTCGCCTTCAACCTCCAGCCACAGGTCATTGACGGCGTGGATGGCTTGGTTCAGCAGCGCGGCTGCCGCTTGGTGGTCACTAGGCTTTGTCAATGCTTGGTCCCCTCTTCCTCATCATATGCACGGGCAATGGTTGCCGCTTGGTGCATAGCTGAAGACAGCATACCGATGGCGGTGCTTCCATCTCCCGCTAAAATCACAAGCCGGAACAGGAGAGCCGTGAGAGCTCCGCCCAGAACCGCGCCGGTATTGAACCCCTCGGTTTCCAGTTGATCAAGCAGGGCGTTCATTTCGTTGCCCGCATAGTCGAACTGCTTTTCAAGATCTTCGCTCATCCGCGTTGTACCCTCAACCACGCCGCAAGCAGCTTTTCTGCTGCTTCGACGGCCTCACGGCTATAGTCACCCTTGGCTGCAATGGTGGACGTTTGCGCGTTGATCGCGCTGGAGACTGCGGCCACGGCATCAGTATACTCCATGCCGCGGACGATATCGAACAGCTCTTCCTTCTTACGCATCGTAGTCTCTCCCTAAAACGCCAAGCTTGTCTCGATCTTCGTCGAAGGCGAACTCGTGTGGAATGTTGTGATACACGCAGTATCCGACAGCATTATAGATCAGATCATCCGGAGCTTGCGCCTCGTCGATCAAGACGCGGAAATCGTTTTTACCCTCGCCCTGCTCGATGATGAGCCAGAACCAGTAATCGTCCTTGCCGGACCATGCCATCATGCGGCCATCGCCGCGGATTGAGGTGACATCACCGAGGACCGTGGACAGGCCACTGACCTTGTCAATGATATCGACGACAATCGTGGGCAGCGGGTAGCTTTCCGGCTCCGGCGGTCTGTTCACAATCATCCGCTGGATGCGGCCCGCTATCTCCCAATCTTCATCCGCCTCTGGCAGGACGCCGCGCATGATGGACATGCCGCGCTCAATCGTCTTGAGCTCTTCAGTATCAAAATCAATCATTCAGGTTCTCCCTAGCTGGTGTAATCTGTATATAAGACTTATCGCATATACAGTCAAGGCAAAAAGAAAAGCC